GAATTACAAACAGTTTTATCTCAAACAAGAATGTTACATATGATGTTGAAAACGCAGACGAAATATTAATTAATAAAACTATAGGTACTACTGGACTATATAGAGTTTCGAAACGTAATTTCTTAAAAACTATTCCATTAACTCCGCCGGGTGTTATTGTCCCTTATGGAGGATTAACTGCACCAGAAGGTTGGTTGTTGTGTGATGGACGAGAAGTTAAAAAATCAGATTATAATGACCTTTGGAATGCTATTGGACATAATTTTAAAGATCCATCGTTAGTGTCTGATAATGGAGTAAGTTACTTTACACTGCCTGATTTAAGAGGAAGATTTGCGCTTGGTGCAGACAATATGGGAGGACCTAGTGCCAACCGTGTTACAGACCTAGGTGCAGATGCAGTAGGCAATAGTGGAGGTTCAGAAGAAAACACTATTGGTATTGAAAACTTACCTGAACACGAACACGATTTAGAAGGACCAAGCGGAACACAATATTACGGAATTAGAGTTGGATCTGGGGCTCCGTTAGATGTTGAAGCAATTAATTTACCAATTGAACCCGGCGCCGGCGGAACTCAAGGATTTTCAACTAGTGGAGGAGTACTAACATCACAAACTTTAGGACAACCAATAGACACAATGAATCCGTACTTGACGATCAATTATATAATATACACTGGACAATAAGATGAGCTATCAATTAAACAGAACAGACGGAACAATATTAACTAATTTAATAGATGGGCAGATAGATACTGATAGCACCAATTTAACTCTTGTAGGTAGAAATTATACAGGTTACGGTGAGGCATTTAACGAAAACTTTATAAGACTGCTTGAAAATTTTTCAAGCACTGCGGCACCAAGTAACCCACTTAGCGGACAACTTTGGTGGGACACTACAGAACAACGTTTAAAAGTATATGACGGAACAATTTGGAAAGCAAGCGGCGGCCCATATGTACAAGATAATAGACCGCAAATGGTTGCAGGTGACTTATGGATTGATAATTTAAATAATCAAGTTTATGCATATGATGGATCAGATACTATACTAATAGGGCCTGATTATACCGAGTCACAAGGAACAAGCGGATTTATAATCGAAAGCATACTTGATGCTACTAGTAGATCGAGAACTATAGCAAAATTGTTTGTTGGAGGAACTTTAACAGCAATTGTTAGTGATATCGAATTTACTCCTATTTACTCTGAAAGAATATTAGGGCTAGTTACAGAGAATAATCCAGAAGGAACAATTTATCCTGGTTTTAATATTATTGATTCGGCTAATTATAAATTTAGAGGAATTGCAAACTCAGCCAATGCGTTAGTTACAGCTAATGGTACCATTAGAACAGCTGACAGTTTTTTACCATCAGACAATAACGGCACAACAATAGGTACATTAACTATCCAAAACCAAGGTGGTTTAACAATTGGACTTTCTCAAAATAATGTACAGAAAGTTGTTCAAGATCGTTTTTATATAGAAAATCAACTAAGAGACCATGATTTAAGTTTACGTGTAAGATCTAGTCAGTTTGAGAGTGTTATTGTCGATGCTGTTTACGTTGATGCTGGCACGGCAAGAGTTGGTATTTTTACAACTGATAGGTTACCAGAGTATACCTTAGATGTTGAAGGCGATTTACGTGTTACCGGAAATTTATTAATCGAAGGTGATTCTACGCTTATTGAAGTTAGTACACTTCGTGTAGAAGATAAACATATTGAATTAGCAGCATTAAATGATAGTAGTATAGGCGATGACACAGTCATTGATGGTGCAGGTATTATAATTGCGTCATCAGATTCAAATAAAACACTTACTTGGGTAAAAGATCAAGTTTATCCGGCATGGACATCTAATCAAAACTTTAATTTGGAATCAAATTCACTTTCGTATATGGTTAACGGAAGTCCTAAATTAACAACAGATAGTCTAACAAACATTCTTTATGCACCTGATTTAATAGAAATTGGTCAATTAAATTATTTAAATGTACAGAACATAAGTATTGGAGACACTGATAGCGGAATAGGTTCGAACGAAATAAGAAACACAGGTTCTAATTTAATATTATCATCTACGAATAGTTTAAAATTTGTTACAGGAATAACAACACCGTCAGAAGGCACAATTACAGTTAATGAAAATCAACTAATTTACGGTGCAAGGACACCTATCAGTGCAAGAGTTGCAGCCGCAAGTGGAGGATCATTAACAGAAGATGACGATAGCTCTGTTACAACCAAAGAATATGTAGATGACGAAGTATTAAATTCACCTATTACATTTAGTATGGATATTACTGGTTTAGGAACTGGTGCAGGATTACAAAATTCTATAGCAGGATATTTAAATGATTTATATCCTGCTATACCGGGAAATGAAGGGAAAATAGCAAGAATACACTGTACATCGTATGCAGGTGCAACAGTTAGTGGTATTGTAGTTAACATTAGAGATAATACAGATCCAGATAATGGAGAAGTATTAGTTCTTTCAAAAGTTGCAGTTGATGCAGGCGCACCATTGAATGAATCTGCTGTGCAAGACGTTGCAGCAGGAAATACAGCGTCAGGTGTTGTTAGCTTGACACCTGCTAGAACAATGATGGTGTTTGAAAGTAATGGAACTACATGGGATTATGTGTCGACGACCACTTATCCGTAAAATACGATAAATAACTTAAAGCACTATTATATTAGGGGTTTAACGAAGATGGCTTATCAAATTGACAGATACAATAATACAGTTTTAACAATAGTTGAGGACGGTACAGTTGACCAAACTACTGATCTTAAATTTATTGGTAAAAACTACGCTGGTTACGGCGAAATACAAAACGAAAATTTCTTATTCTTGTTGGAAAATTTTGCAGGAGCAAATCAACCACCAAGGGCACTTAGCGGACAGATTTGGTTTGATACTGCAAACAGCAAATTAAAATTTTATGATGGAACACAATGGAGAACAACAGGAGGTTCTGCTGTAAGTTCATCGCAGCCAACAGGACTTACGTCAGGAGACTTCTGGTGGGATTCTGCAAACGATCAACTGTATGTATATAATGGTAGTGATTTTGTATTGATTGGACCTCAAAACGCCGGCGAAGGCGTAACACAAATGGTAAGCCTAGAGGTTTTAGATTTACAAGGTACAACTAGATCAGTTATTGCAGCAACATTAGAAGATGAAGTTATTGCTACACTTAGTAGTGTTGAATTTACATTAAATGACGCAACCCCTATAACCGGCTTTACTACAATTAAAAAGGGTATTACACTTATTAATACTCCTACTACAGGCGTTACAACCACAGATCATTACTTTTGGGGTACATCATCTAACGCATTAAAATTAGGCGGTATTGATGCAAGTAATTTTGTTGTTTCATCACCAGGAGAAACAACAACGTTTGATCAATTAGTTGAGTTTTCAGATGATGGTTTATTAATTGGTGATTTTAAAATATACATGGATGGCACTTCGGCAGTATTAGAAAATCAAGCCAGCGTTAACAATGAAATTTTATTTAAAGTTACTAATAATTTAGGTACTCCTACTACAGTAAGTAAAATAAACATTACAGGACTTATTCCAGCTCTTGATAATACTTACGATATTGGTACTACTTCGCTGCGTTGGCAAGATGTACATGCTGTTAATTTTGTTGGTGAAGCAACAAAAGCAACAAGTTTGCGTGTAGGAAGTGATTTTAGAACAGCAGCAGTAAGTGCAACAAATAACACAGTTGCAGTTAGAGACGCAACAGGTAATGTTGCGGCAAATTTATTCCAAGGTACTGCAACAGCAGCACGTTATGCTGACTTAGCAGAAAAATATACTACAGAAGAAGAACATCCAGTAGGAACTGTGATGGCAGTTGGCGGCGAAGCAGAAGCTAGGCCAACTAAGGTTGGAGATATAGCAATTGGTGTTATATCAGAAAATCCTGCTTATATGATGAACAGCGACATTGAAGGTCAATATATTGGTCTCAAAGGGCGTGTTCCTGTTAGAGTAGTCGGACCAGTTAGTAAAGGACAACAAGTATATGTTGCCAGTGAAGAAGGTGCAGCATCAACTATAGCATCTAACAGTTTAGTAGGAATTGCACTCGAAACTAATAATGATGAAGGTGAAAAACTAGTAGAATGTGTGCTAAAAGTTTAAGGAATCATCATGGCAGAAATAAGTGCAGCAAGACTCAATAACTTACAAGCAAGAATTGAAGCAATTATGGGAAATGGCGCCGGTCAAAACGGATACGGCGAATCAGTTTCAAGTTATCAAGTTTCAAACACTAGCGGTCAGTTAGTCCTAGCAGCAGATATAAATGCTATATATGCAGATATGGTAAGGGCTAGGTTGCACCAAGTTGGTACAACACCTACAGAAATTCAAGAACTAATTAGAAACTTAAACATTATTGCCGATGAATCCAGCTTTTATGTTAACGATTCTGGTATTTCAGTTCAAGATCCTTCAGGCGCATTAAAAGGAATTGCTGACTTTGAAAATTTAATGACTTCGATAGAAACTGATAAGTTTTTAATGGATATTGGCCAAGCAAGTTTAGAGCCAGGTATAGGAAGTTCTAGACAATCCGGATGGAACGGATTAATTTATCATACATTTAGTGTAGTATTTGCAGACGCAGATCATCGTAGACATTTTTTCAACAGTGGCGGCGAAATTAGGATTTCAGCAGCAAATGCTAGTGCTTCAACTCCAAAGGGAAGAGATTGGTCGGCATTATTAAATGAAGTTGGTACAATAAGTTTTAATCATACAACTACAACAACTACCAATTCGGGTAGTGGTCAGGCAATAGGAAATTATGATTTAACAAGCTCTTACCAAACAATATATTCTAAAACAGGCGCTGGGACATACAGTGGTATATATGCTGGAAATTTGTTTACTATTAAAGCCAAAGAGTCAAGTGCAAGTACTATAGAGTTTAGATTAGAATTTAATGACGTAGTAGCAGATCCACAAATAGATAATAATGTTGATGGTAATTTATCAACAACTGTTCAGCATTATAGAGCGGATACAACAAATGTTACAGTAGCAGCACCAACGTATAGTACAATTACAGCACTATCTTCGTTTGCTACTCCGGTACCACCACCTGCTCCGGCACCACCACCTCCGCCACCACCTCCACCGTGCCAAGATCCTGCTCCTTTCTCAGATTCTTTGGCTATATATCAGCCTGGCATGGTTTTAGTATATAATGATAATAACGTATTTAATAATAGATCTTTAGTTACGTCAACCAAAACATCTGCTGCTTCTACAATTAATGGTTGGTATCTAAGCGATTTAGGTAGACCTGCAGAATACGAAGGACTAAATTATTGGTACAACTTATGGGTTAGTGCCGGAGAAGCAGCTACAAAAGCTCAATTTGATATTTCAAAACAACCTGAACTAGCAAGAGGCGGAGTTAAAGCTACTTACACATATTGTCAGTATTATGGATCATCGGCTCCACCACCGCCACCACCACCTGCATCAAATGTTTTATCATATGATGGAACTGTGTGTATTTCGGTGATTGACGAAAGTAGTCCATCGTCGGGTACAATTGAGTCAGATTGGAATAGTTTTAGTTCTCATTATCCAAACAGAAGATTTGTATTATTACAGCCAACTGGTTATTCATCTGATAGATTAAAAATACCAAGCAGTTACAACGGATCACTTCAAACAAGTATACGCAGAGACAACGGATCTACTGGAAGTAGAGAAGATTGGTTTGGACTAGCAAATTTAAGTTCTTTACAACAAGGCGCCGTTGTATCTTTATCTATTGATAATTCAGGCAGTATGACAACTAAACAAGTTCAAGCATCGTATGATTATTTTAAAACAAGAGTTGCAAATGCAGGACTACAATTAGTTGAACCAAGTATGAGTGGGGAAAGATGGGCTAAACCGCATGATAGATCAATGCCAGCGTTCCAAATTCCGCCACCACCTCCACCACCTCCACCTCCACCACCGCCACCGTCAACATTTACGTTTAC